TATAAAGTACACTTTCAGTATGTATTATTATCAGAAAGAAATAATCCAATAGTTGCTAATTCTGTAGTATCTGATTATTCTAATGCTAAATACGATAGAATTCAATATAATGATATTAATCACGTTGGTAAACGATGGATTGAAAAATATACATTAGCATTAGCTAAAGAAATGTTAGGTGCAGTAAGAGCTAAATTTAGTTCAGTACCAATTCCTAACTCAGAAATAACATTAGATGGTGCGGATTTAAGAAGTGAGGCATCATCAGAAAAAGAAATCTTAATTTCAGAATTAAGAGAAAACTTAGAAGCTACTTCTAGAAAAGCATTATTACAAGCACAACAAGAAGAATCAGAAGCAATGGAATTAACTCTTAATAGAGTTCCGAGAGCAATTTATATAGGGTAAATTATGGCATTATTCGGTGGTGAAAGAGATATGGCTCTGTTTAGTAAAATAAACAAAGAGTTAATTACAGATATTATAGATACTGAAGTGTATTTCTATAAAGTAATTATAGATGAAACCAAAGCTAATCTATATGGTGAGGGTAAAGATAAAATGTTTTACAATCCTGTTAAGATACCAACATTAGTTGATAGAACAAACGCAGAAGCTATATTTGATGAGTTTGGTACATCTTACACTAGAAATGTAAGCTTTTACTTTCTAAGAGATATATTAGTAGAAAAAAATGTATATCCTGAATTGGGTGATGTTATAGAATGGAATGATGAACATCATATTGTAGATGTAACATTTCAAAATCAATTTATAGCAGGTAAAAATCCAACTACTTGGGATGGTGGTGATGAGCATGGGTATAGTGTATCTATTATATGTGAAACTCATGTAGCTAAACGAAGTCAATTAAAATTAAAAGATGATTTTAGAGTAGGTGTTAATAAAAATAATAATGATTTACCTGTAGGAATATAAAATGGCATACAAATACAGAGATAATAGAGATAGTAAAGTAGATTTGAAAAGAACTCAAAGTTCTACATCAGATGACCCTAAACTAAATAAGGCAAGACAAATATCACGAAGAAATGATGACGTAAAAAACATATCTGTTGGTATTTACGATGTTGATTTAGCATTTAAATCTTTTTTAGAAAAGAATGTAAAACCAACTATAGAAGAAAGTGGAAAGTTTATTACTGTACCAGTAATGTATGCATCTCCTGAAAATTGGTCATCTGCTCAAAGAGATGGTTTTATGAAAGATGGTAATGGTAAGGTACAAACACCTCTTATCTCATTCAAAAGAAATTCATTAGATATTAATACAGAATATTCAAAACTAAAAGTACTTACCGATGAGGATACTACAAGACCATTCGTAAAATCATATAGTAAAAATAATAGATATGATGCATTTTCTCAATTAACAGGAATGTTACCACCAAAAAAAGAACAATATTTAGTAGATGTACCTGATTATGTAAACATACAGTATGATTTAATAGTATGGTGTGATTATATGGAAGATTTAAATAAATTAGTAGAACAAATAGTTTATTTTCAAGGTGGTGCATTTGGTGAAAGATATAAGTTCCAAATCAAAGGTGAATCTTACTCATTTGATACAACTAATGGAGTAGGTGAAGAACGTATAGTTAGAAGTAATGTAACTCTTACCGCAAAGGCATATATAGTACCTGAAGATAGAGGAAAAAAAGTAATAAATACACAAAAAGTGTTCGGAGTATCAAAAATTGTTTGGAAATCTAATCTTTCAAAATAATTTTTTATATTTATATGTATAAGTTAAATTAAAATCAAAAGTTATGGCAGAAGTAAAAAAAGTAAAAGAACAAGAAATAGTAAAATTTACCGAAGAGGAAATTTCAAAAGTTAAAGGGTTTAGAGAAGAGTTTTCACAAATTACAGCTAGATTGGGAGAGATTGAAATAGAGAACATTATTTTAAAATCTCAACAAAATAGTTTAGATGGTTATAAAACTGAACAAGAATCTAAATATGTAAAACTTAGACAAGATGAAATCAAATTAGCAGGTGAATTAAAAGAAAAATACGGAGATGGTGAATTCGATTTAGAGACTGGTATTTTTACACCACAATCTTAAATATATCGTTTCACAATTTTCTGAGTATTTATTAGTATAATAAACCAAAAGAAATTAATAGGAGAATCAAATGGCAGAAAGAATAGTAAGTCCTGGAGTATTTACAAGAGAAAAGGACTTGTCGTTTCTACCTCAAGGGATTGGTGAAATTGGAGCAGCATTAGTAGGGTCAACAGTTAAAGGGCCAGCATTCGTTCCAACTCAAGTAGACTCATTTCAAAAGTTTCAGCAAGTATTCGGTGGATTGACAGAAGATTCATATCTACCATATACAGCTCAAGCGTATTTGGAAGATGCAGGAACTGCAACAATCGTAAGGGTATTAGGACAAGATGGATATAATCTTGAAAATCCAATCGCACTAACAGTATCATCATCACATGGTAGTAAAGTTGTTGCGGTATTACACCCAACCACAGAAGTAACATCAGATGTTGATGTATTTAAGAACAGTACAATTGCAGACCATAAGGCTTCAGCAAGTGTATCTGCTTCTATATTTACATTAGGAGTATCTGGTTCAACGTTTGCAAACACTACATTTAGTGCATCATTAAATCCAACAAATGATAATTACTATACAAAATCATTCGGATTTTCACCAAGAGGTGCACAAAAAGGATATGTGTTATCAAACTTTAAAACATTCCAATCAGCAACATTTGCTAAAGCAGGTGAAGTACCTGTTGTAACAATTGATGTACTTAAAGATGTAGATTACACTAAAGCATACGCTGAAGCATCTACACCTTTTATCACATCACAAAAAGTTGGTGGAAACACAACAAATTTATTTAAGTTCCATACATTATCACATGGTACGGCAACTAACTATGAATTCAAAATCGGAATACAAGATATCAAACCAGCTGGTTCGGTTCCTGGTTCTGAATATGGTTCATTTACTGTAGTTGTAAGAAGAGTAGACCAGGATAAAGTTTTTGGTTCACCATTCGTAGGAGTAGTTGATTCTGATATCAGACCTAATTTAGTTGAAACCTTTCAAGGTGTTAACTTAGACCCTGATTCACCAAACTTTATCGCTAGAGTAATCGGTGATAAATATATTACTGTAGATGCAGATGGAAAATTATCAACTAATGGTGATTATCCAAACAACTCAGAAAATATTAGAGTAGAAGTTACGGCTGCAGTTAATAACGGTGGTATAGATGAATCATTAGTACCTTTCGGATTTACATCATTACAGAATCCTTACGGAACTAAGTTAGATTTACCAAATCCAACTTATGTATCTTTACAACAAATCAATCAATCGTACAATCCTAAGAAATTCTACGGATATGATTTTGATTTTGCTGCAACAGATAACAGAAACTTCCTAGCACCAACACCTGATAGTAATGGAGCATCTGTAGGAACAGCGTTCTATTTAGGAGATAACAACCAAGATGCAGGTGCAAATTACCCATCATCAACGGCTGCTAACTCAGGTTCTATATCATTGAATGATGCTAACACTTCGATTAACTCTCGTAAGTTCTTAGTACCATTTCAAGGTGGTTTTGATGGATTCAAACCAAATAGAGTTGTTTCTTTAGAAAACAACATTACGGCAGGAAATACACAAGGATATGATTGTTCTTCTAACACAGCAACTGGTACAGTAGCTTACAGAAAAGCAATTAATTCAGTATCTAATCCAGATGAGTTTGATATTAATATGTTAGTATTACCAGGTATCATACACAGATTACATTCTTCAGTAAGTACTTTTGCTAAAGATATGTGTGAAGATAGACAAGATACATTCTTTATTATGGATGCATCAGCATGGAGTGATTCAATATCTACGGCAGTTAACGCTGTTCAACCATTTGATTCTAACTATGTTGCATCTTACTATCCTTGGGTTAAGATACTTAATACAGATAAAAACAAACCTGTTTGGGTGCCGCCATCGGTTGTACTTCCAGGTGTTATAGCATTTAACGACCAAGTGGCCGCTGAATGGTTCGCACCAGCTGGATTGAACAGAGGTGGATTAACTTCAGTAATTGAGGCTAAGACAAGATTAACGAGAGTTGAGAGAGATGCACTTTACGAAGGTAGATTGAATCCTATCGCTACGTTCCCTGGACAAGGTGTTACTGTATTTGGACAGAAAACATTACAAGCTAAACCATCGGCATTGGATAGAATCAATGTAAGAAGATTGTTAATTGCTGTTAAGAAGTTTATTGCTTCTTCAACTAGATACTTAGTGTTTGAAAATAACACTGCGGCGACTAGAAACAGATTCTTATCAATTGTTAATCCTTACTTAGAATCAATTCAACAAAGACAAGGTTTATATGCATTTAAAGTGGTGATGGATGAAACCAACAACACTCCAGATGTAATTGATAGAAACATTATGGTAGGTGAGATTTTCTTACAACCAGCAAAAACAGCAGAATTCATAGTTCTTGATTTCAATGTATTACCAACAGGAGCAGCATTTCCTGAATAATATATAACTAATAATAACAGTTCCCCTAAAATAAATTAGGGGAGCTGATTATTTTTTAAAAAGAACTATATTTATATTAAAGAAGAAAATAACGGAGAAAACTAAATGGCACAATTATTAGACCCAACAGAAGTAATGTTCACATCATTCGAGCCGAAGATGTCGAACAGATTTATTATGTATATTGAGGGAATCCCAGCATACTTAATAAAAGCCGCTAACAGACCAGAAATAACAAACGGTAAGGTTACAATTGACCACGTTAACGTTAGAAGATATGTTAAAGGTAGAAGTGAGTGGAGTGATTTAACAATTTCACTATATGACCCAGTAGTTCCATCAGCAGCACAAGCAGCAATGGAATGGGTAAGATTACACCACGAATCAGTAACGGGCCGAGATGGTTACTCTGATTTCTACAAAAAAGATATCACATTTAACAGTTTGGGTCCTGTTGGTGATAAAGTAGAAGAGTGGACACTTAAAGGAGCATTTATTCAAACAGCAAAATTCTCAGACATGGATTATACTGGTGAAGATTTAGCAACTGTAGATTTAACACTTACATACGATTACGCAATACTACAATACTAATTATAAAATTACATTAAGTATTACAAATTTAGAAACCCTAACAGAAATGTTGGGGTTTTTTCGTTTAATTAATATTATTTATATATTTATATATGGTTAACCAACATTAAATAAGTTTTAAAACAGAGAATTGTTATGAGTAAAGAAAAATTACAAGATGACTATCAGAGTAACGTTTCTAATGAAGAAATGATAGAAATTGCTAAACAGCAATATGAACAAAAACAAGTATCAGACTATAAATTCCCAACAGAAATTGTAGATTTACCATCTAAAGGATTAATATATCCTAAAGAAAATCCGTTATCAACAGGTAAAGTTGAAATGAAGTATATGACAGCTAAAGAAGA